CGACCTCTTCGTTCATTGTCTGGGCTTCATCGATGAACGCGGCGCCGCTGACGTTGATTCCCTCAAGTGGGTTATGTGACGAGTCGCGCGTGCCTGGTCTGAAGTACGCGCGGCACCATACGCTTGAGCCCGTCGAGGGATCGGTCCACGTCCCCTTCAGCTGATTCCACTGCCAGCCAAGCGGGCCAAGCCACTTCTCTATCTCGGGTGCTAACACCGTCCGATATCTCGGCGCCGTGTCAGTGATGAGCAGAGACGACGAGCCAGGGCGGAGCTTGCTCATCATGAGCAGACCGAAGACCAGCGCGCTGGTCTTACCTGATCCCCATCCGGCGCGGACCGCGATGAAGGTCTCTTCATCGACGAGAGCGCGAACCAAATCCTTCTGTAATGGGTTGAGCTTCATAGGATCATTGTCTCTCATACTGAACGAAATTATGGTACTGAACACTTGGGAGGTTCTATGTCGTACAAGACAGGCTATCAAAGAAGGCGCGATCTGCCCTATCAGGGCGCTCCAGCGCTTCCCCCTCTCGGCGCGCGAGGGATCACCGGAACCTACCTCTCCGGCGGACAAATCACCGGCAAAGAGCAGAACCTTCGCCTCACTGGTCTTCAGTGGGTACGCGAAGCGGAGGAGATGCTCTCGACTGATCCAGTGATTCAAGCTTCTTGGCGAGTCTTGAAGCAGACCCTTCTTGAGGCGTCTTGGCGATGGATACCAGGCGACGAGGACGACGCGCAGTCGAAAGAGTTCGCGCGATATGCCAACGAATGTTGGGGGCTCGACGGTTATCCAGGGATGATGTCTCTCTCTTGGGAAGAGCAGCTGCAATATCTCTGGGAGTTCGCGCCGATCGGCTACCGTTACGCGGAAGAGATCTACAAGATCGCCGACGACGAGAACGGGACGCCGCGCGTCTGGCTCGACCTCTACGCCGACCGCGAGCCTTCAGCGCATTTACGCTGGGAGTCGCTCGACGGTCAGACCCTCGAAGCGGTCTGTCAGCAGCTCCGCGGGAACACTCTCCCACCGGAGCCGATCCCAGCTTCTAAGCTGCTCCTCCTCACCCTGAACCGCACCGGCTCAAACTTCGAGGGGCGCGGCCTTCTTCGTCCTGCGTGGTGGTGGTGGCGATTCAAGCAAAGAACCGCGAACCTTCTCGGCGTTGGTATGGAGCGTTGGGCTGTCGCGACTCCTCGCGTCGCTGTCGATCGGTCGGCGGCTGAAGCGGCTGGACTGACTGATACCGATATCGATGAGATGATCGACCGCGCGGCGGCGCAAGCTCAAGCGTATATCGCACAAGAGCAGAGCTTCCTCGTCGATAATCCGGTCGTCTCCTTCCAGACCTTCGGCGAGCAAAAGCTCGACAGCTCTCACGCGCTCGCCACCATCAAAGAGTGCGATCACCAGCTCTCGATGGCCTTCCTTGCTTCGTTTATGAATCTCGGAACCACGGACACGGGATCGAGGAGCGTCGGCGAAGTTCACCTCTCTGTTTTCCGTCGATCCGCGCTCAATCTCTGCGACATGATCTCCTCTTCCGTCGGCGGGATGGATCGGAGAGGCGGCGGGACAATCGGGCGCCTTCTGCGATGGAACTACGGAGAGTGTTCACCCTCCCAGCTCCCTCGACTCGTCCACTCTGGTCTTGATGCTGACGAGCTCGCGGAGAGCCTCACCGCTCTCGCTCCGCTGGTCCAGTTCGGTCTCCTCACTCCAGAGGACGATCTTGAGCGCGCGATCAGAGAGCGGATCGGCGCGGGTGAGCTCCCAGAAGAAGCGGCGCGCTCTTACTTCGACCGCGTCAGCGCTGGTCTCGGTGGAGGAGCGACCGCTCTTTCAGAGCGTTATCGCGCGATGAAGAGAGGGATCAAATGAGCTTCAAGCGGAAAGCCAGGCGCCTCGCGGAGCGTCGTCGCAAGGATGATCCGAAGACTCCCGCTCCTAAGCGAGATCAGCGGACCGGATCGAAGACGAATCCGAAGGGCTCCGCATCCGGAACACGCGGCTCCATCGAGGTCTCGGATCGAACCGAGAAGGCGCTGGAGAATATGCGCGACGAGCATAACGAGAAGCACGAGGCGAAGGGCCGTCGTGTTGATCTTGGCATGCTCAAGGCTGTTTATCGGCGCGGAGCTGGAGCCTTCTCGACCTCTCACCGTCCGTCGGTCACCTCTCGCGATCAGTGGGCGCTCGCGCGCGTCAAAGCCTTCCTGAAACTGGTCGGGACTGGACAGCGAAAAGAGGCTTATGACACCGACCTCGACCTTCTCCCAAAAGATCACCCTCAACACAGGGCGAAAGAGGCGAGCGAGAAGATGGCGGAGCTCCCCAAGAAATATGCCCACATCGACTTCAAGCCTCCAAAGGGTGCTCAAGAAGCAGCGGCGCGCGCCTTGCAGGTACGCGCGGAGAAACCGGAGTCACAGCGAGGGATGACAGCGGTTGGAATCGCGCGAGCTCGCGATCTTAAGAACGGCCTCGAGCTCTCTCCGGAGACCGTCCGTCGCATGCTCGCGTACTTCACGCGACACGAGATCGATAAGAAGGGCGAGACTTGGGACGAACAAGGAAAAGGCTGGCAAGCCTGGCAAGGGTGGGGCGGCGACGCGGGATTCGCTTGGGCGAGAAAGGTAGTCGGACAGATGAACGCAGCTGATGAGAAGACACTTACAGAAAGAGCTTTCACCTTCTCCGAAGCGGAGGAGATCGACCTCGATGGCCTCACCGTCGTCGTCGAAGATGGTCAGCAGCTTGGGCGCCCATTCGTCACGCTCCGCGCTGGCACCGTCGCTTCTCGGATGAGCGGTGAGACGATCGCCGAAGTTACGCCTTCAATGCTCGCGGAGATCGTCCGCGTCTACCAGGCACGCAAAGAGAGCGACCCAGTAATCATCGACTGGAATCACCAGAGCTCTCCCTCATACGGATCAAACACTCCTGAAACCGGAGGAGCGCTCGGCGAGATCGTCGATCTTCGCCTCTCCGAGGATGGTGAGTGTTTGATCGCTATCCCCGCTTATAACGAGCGCGGACTTAAAACAGTCGCGGAAGCTCAAGGCTCTCTCTGGTCGTCTCCAGAGTTTGTTCTGGGCGAAGTCTACGCGAGAGAGAGCGGAGCTCCCACAGGAGGCGCTCAACTTCTCGCTGTCACTCTTACCCCTCGACCGCAGCAGACTGCGAGCTCGGTCGATCGTGTTCTACTAACCGAGGAGGTTAACCTCATGGAGACCCGTGAGAACCTGATGAAGATGGAGCGGGACGACCTCGTCGATCTCTTGCTTCAGAAGATGGCGATGGTCGCCGAGATGGAGAGTCGTCTTACCGAGGAAGAGCCCAAAGAGCTCGCCGAGGAAGAGGACAAGAAAGAGATGGCCGAGGACGAGGAGAAGAAGAGCCTCGCCGAGGATGAGGACAAGGAAGAGATGATGGAGAAGAAGAACTACGCGATGAGCGAAGGTTCTGCTCTCCTTCTCGCCGAGGTCTCCACTCTTCGCGAGCAGCTCACCGCTCTCCGTGAGGAGAACCAGAGCGTCAAGCGCCAGGGCGCCGTCGACGAGCTCGTCCGCTCCGGTCGGATCTCTCCCGCCGAGGTCGCACTCGCCGAGAAGGCTTGGAACCAAGCGCAGAGCGGCGACGACGCATTCTGGGCGATGTTCAACGAGCGCAAGGCAGGTTCTGTCGTCTCTCTCCGCGAGGTCGGTCACGGCGCCAGCGGTGAGCAGATCAACCGCGAGACCCTCGCTGACCGCGCGAAGCAGCTTGCAGCGGAGAAGTCGATCAGCTTCTCCGAGGCTCTTAACACGATTCGAACCACTGACCGCGAGTTCTTCCTCGCTGCTATGGAGGGCTAAGCATGGGCCGTCTTTCAAACTCTGATATCGATACTTTTATCGCCGCCGAGGCGATCACTGCTCTCCAAGCTGTCGTCTTCGACAGCAACGGGAAGGTGGCACTCGCTGACACCACGACCGGCGAGAACGTCGACGGGATCGCACAGCGCAGCGCTGACGCTGGCGACGCTGTTGAGGTTGTTCTTCGTGGTCGTACTAAGGCGATCGCTGGCACCACTCTCACCGCAGGGACTCATTCTCTGCTTATGGTCGAGACGGGAACCGCTCGCCTCATCCCGTGGGCTACCGGTGGCGGAGCTCCAATCCAGCGCAGCGTCGCTCGCGTGATCTTTAATCAGAATGTTACCTCATACGCCGACGGCGACGAGATTGAGGTCATTTTCTCCGGCGCTAGCCAAGCCTCCTAAGGAGTCGTAAATCATGGCCCGTCCAAGTTATAGCAATCTTCATCCCGTCGATCAGATCTTGACCAACATCGTCGCCGAGGCGATCCCAAGCGACAGTCAGCTCATCGCTGGTCGCGTGATGGAGCAGGTCGACGTTCCAGAGCGAAGCGGGACCCTCCTCGTCGAGGAGACTCGCTCCTTCATGGGTGCTCCAGAGGCTGACTCTCGCCGCGCGCCAGGCGCAAGCCGACAGAGTCTCTCCAGCTTCAACCGAAGCAGCCTCACCTTCAAGGCGGAGATCCACTCGTTCGAGGACTCCATCGCGATGGAGGACATCGAAGACTCGCAGTACCCAGGCTCTGAAGAAGAGCGGAGCGCTCGCAAGGTTCGCCGCGCTCTTCTCCTCGCTCAAGAGAAGCGCTGCGCAGATCTTCTCTTCTCGACCAGCGAGTTCACGAATAACACGACCCCAGGGACTAAGTTCGATGCCGCTGGAGCGGAGCCTTTGAGCTTCCTTCACGATCAGCTCGACATCCTTCGCGCGGCGAATCACGGGATCGTCGCTGATACTCTGATCCTTGGTTATGACGTGCTCCGCGCTCTCGCTCGTAACCCAGAGATCAGATCATTCGTGAGCGTTGGCGACGCCGCACAAGGCATCGGTATTGCGAGCGGGAACCGCATCCTCGCTGATGACGCAGTGCTTCAGGTTCTTAGCACGGTCCTCAACATCCCGAACGTCTTTGTCGGTAGCGCTCGACGCGAGACCGCGATCCCAGGCGCGACCTCAAGCGAGGCGAATATCTGGAACGGTGAGACGATCGGCCTCTACATCATGCGCGGCTCCGACGCTGTCGCGCAGAAAAGCGGCGGCGTCAAGGCTATGCCAGTCGCGGCGCTCAACATGATGTACAAGAGCCTTCAGGCTGGGCAGTACGACTCCCTCGACCTCGTCCGTCGTCATGTCTGGGGTGAGCACGTCCAGCTCTTCAAGAAGGTCGACGCAGACCGCGGTCGTCTCCTGACCAACTGCCTCACCTAAGAGGTATTGATGCGCTGTCTTCACTGCTCTTCACACATTCACCTCGCAGAGGACGCGGACGCGAAAGCGATCGACGACTTGACCCGCCAGATTAAGGCGGCGACGGACGCTCGATTGCTCCAAGTGCTCCGCGCGTCTAAAGCTCAACTACAGCTTGAGGCGAAGCTCGATCGGGATCTCCGTCGAGCGCTCCGAAGAAGCAAGGCTGAAATCGTGAACGCAGTGAAGGCAGCAGCCGCGCGCGGTGGACTCGACGAGCTCCGCCGGATGCGCCGTGGTGAGATGAACGCTTGGATCCTAGATAATGGCCTAGCTTCCTCCATCATGCAGATCACTGACGCGGAGAGAGAGACCCTCGCGAATGTCGAGGAGCTCCTCTTGGCGTCTGAAGAAGGCTTCTCGGTCTCCGAAATCGGAGGCGTCGGACAAGCCCTAGCTGACCAGACAATCTCGGGGATCTACGATGATGTCATTTTGCCCGATGTTCAGCGCTCGGTCAGAGACGCGCTCTCAAGCGCCGCTTTTACTCTGGAACCCTCTGATGTTATCAGCGGCCTCGATGCTGCTCTCCGATCCGCAGAGGGTCGTCAGATCACAGAGGCGAGAACGAGAATCACAAGCTACGGTCGCGAGCTCACCGCTATCGCAGCCGAAGAAGCTGGACTGAACCATTATCTCTACACCGGCCCGCTAGACGGGATCACTCGCTCATTTTGTCGAGTGATCGTCGGCAAGGTCTACACGCAGACACAGGTCGGAGAGATGCGAAATTATCAGCTTGAGCCAGTGTTGACGCGAGGGGGCGGTTACAACTGCCGGCACTCGTGGTCGCCGGTCTCCGAAGAGCTGATCGAATCGGCTAACCTAGAACGCGGGACCGACGCGGAAGTCAGACAAGCGAACCAGAAGGCGAGGGCCGATCGATGATCAAAGCAGCTCAAAACAAGGATTATATCTTCTCGTGGGAGTCGCCTTATCCGCTCGCCGCGACGCCGACTCTCGCCTATACGCTCCCCAACGGAACGACGCGCGCCGCGTCGAATATGACAGCGGTGCACTCTTCGGCGACGGTGACAGCTCTTGGAGGAGATCGGCGGACTCTCACCCTCTCCGCCAGCGCTGACGCTTCAGGGCGAATCGGCGCCAGGTCGGGTCGCGCCTTCCTCGTCACCGATGAGGACGGGCTCTTTCTCGTTACGGTTGATCGGATTGACGGGGCAACCGCGATCCTCGCCGACCTTCTCCCGCGAGGTCTAGCACTCACCGAGAGCGCCTCTCTCGTCTGGGCTGGATACGAGTATACAATCCCCGCAGCGGATACAGCGACGCGCGGTCTGATCGACTGGACCGTCGCTTATACCAGCGACGAGAGCCCGAACGATCGACCACTCCTCGCGCGGAACGTGATCGAGGTCGTCCGTCGACCATTCGACACCGGCCTCACCCACTCCGACCTCGTCGCGAAGATGCCCCAATTAGGCGACATGATCCCGCGACGTCAGCAGGATCTCTCTGAACAGATCGCGGCGGCGCTCGACGAGCTCACCCTTTATATCAGAGACGAGCTCCTTGAGAGCCAGACCGAAGACGACATTTTCAATCCTCACATTTTCCTCGAAGCTCACCGCTATCTCTCCGCGTCGCGCGTCTATGAGATGACCGCTCAACTAGACATCGCGGAGCGCATGAGTAATCGAGCGATGGAGCTCTTCACCAGGGCGATGAGGCAGCTCACCCTCGACACCGATGACGACGGAGTGATCGACTCCGACGAGATCAACCTTCGCAGAGCGGGTGGGAAAGTCTCCGACGCGCGCGGAACCTTCTCCCTCCCATCGGTCCAGCCTACACAGCGAGAGAAGGACATCGCGATCGAGTATCCTCGCTGGCGAGGGATGCAGCACTAATGACCTCCAAGGTTAAAGTCTCGATCACAATTCCAGAGCTCTGGACGGTGAGAGATAGTCAGATCACAGCGCTCGACACGATCGCTCTGGTCCGCTCTCGCGTCTATGCTGGTAAGAACACGAGCGACCGACCTTTTAAGGAGTATTCAGAGCGACCGATCTATATCTCGTATCAAGCGAACCTTCCGCCAAAAGGCGGCGAGGAGACTCCGAAGGGGGTCTACTATAAAGGCGGCTATCGAGAATATAAGCGGAAGAGCCGACGCTATACGCCAGGCGGAAAGAACCAGACTGCCGAGGTCGATCTCACCTTGAGCGGCGCGCTCATGAATAACCTGATCACGACCAACGCGACGAAGACGAGCTACACGATAGGGCTCTCCTCTAAGGTGCAGTCTTATGGTTATGATGTTCACCGAGATCGTCCGTTCATTGGGCTCTCTAACTCAGACCAGAGAAAGCTCACCAACGCGATCGCCGCGAGGATGCGAAAGAAGCTCTCTCCAGTGGGCTATGGTTACGCAGAGCAAAAGAGCTTTATCAGCTCGATCAATAGAGCAATCGGAGGTCGAAGATGAGCCAAGGAGTCGCGAGCGCTTTCTCTTTCCTCATCAATCGCCTCGAGGCGCTCATCCCGAAGACCGACGAGTCGCAAGGATTCGTCTGTGTTGATCCTGCTTCGGGGATGGAGCTGCTAACAGATCGCCGACCGAATACGCTCCGCCTCTTTGAGCTCCGCACGACCACTTTCCCCCATGACGATGGGCAAGCGGGAATCACTGGAAGGAAGCGACTCACCGCCGAGCTCCGCGTCCGCTATGATATCCCGCGAGACGTCGGCCTTCTGGAGCGCATCGTCGGAGAGGATAGCTCACAGCTGGTCAACTCCTTGCGCGATCCCGCGTATAGTCTAGCGACGACTGGGATCACCTCACTGATCACCGGAGAGGCTACGACCACTCCGCTCCTTGATGAGGCAGGAAACCCAGCGGCGCTCCTTCTCATTGTTCCGTTCGACCTTCTCTTCTCGGAGGCCTTCTGATGGCAGTTACACATCGTTCACTCTCGGTCGCGGTCGAGAGCTCTTTCGGATCGCTTAGCTCTTTGACTGGAGCTCCAAGCGCTACCGGTCTCTCCTTTATCTCGATCCCCTGTGAGAGAGATCCCATCGTCGTTCCAGGCGAGCCTCCGGTCTCGGAGCGCACAGAGGCGCGCGACGGTCCTCACGGTCTCCCTCCGGAGCTTGATACGACATACATCGCCGGAACCAAGCAACAGCGCAGAACCGGAACCGTCACCGTTCGATGCGACTTTACCACGCTCGGCACTGGTTCAAACTACGCTGGGACCGCTCTCGGTCGTCTCCTCTCCGCTGGATTCTCGACCACGATCCCAGGCGCGGAGAACGACGCGGTGAGCGCGGCGGTGGGGACGAATGAATACACCCCGACCACTCTCGCGAGCTACAAGCTCGGCGGCCTCTTCGGGATCGAGATCAACGGGCGCGCAGAATACGCCCATGTTACTTCCAAGAACGGAAGCGGGACGGGGAACATCGGTTACTCTCCAGCGCTCTCCCGCGACCTCACCACATCCGACACCGTCCGTCTCCTCCAGACTTGGTACACGGCCAAGGGAGACAACAGCGGATCCGTCGCGAACAGCCTTGCCTTCCGCGTCGATGGCGTCGGCGTCCTCTCCTATGCTTTCGGATGCAAGCTTGAGAGCCTCTCAATCTCGATCGACGGCGGGCGCTTGATGGGTGACTTCGTCTTCCAAGCTGCTCATATTGAGGACGATCACGGGAACGCGACTGGACCGGTTGAACCACAGACGACCGATGGAGCGACTCCGCATTTTCGGAGCTGCTATGTCCTCCTCTCCGACGCGGCCTCGACCTCGCGAACGGATATCGGGACCGATAACGGAGACGAACACGGGCGCATCGCTCTCTCCGTCTCCGAGTTCAGCGCGACGATCACTAACACTCTCACTCCGATCGGTCAGAGCTCTTCTCTGATCGGGATGAGCGACATGGAAGTAAGTGATCAGACCGTAGAGGTCTCGCTTACCGTCGACTCTCCGAATACGACGATCAACAATGACTTCCGCGACGCGGTCGTGAGAGATCTCCTTGTGGGGACTGGTCCAGTCGGCGACGGTCAGGGGATGGCGCTGAACGTGCCAGGCGCTTACCTGACAGTCGATCCACAGATCCGAGTCATCGACGGAGAGATCGTTCAGCAGAGTCTCACCTATGCGGCTTCTCGCTTCGGTGGTGATGCGGGAACCGGCGACGCGGGAGGGACTCCTCTTCGGATCGGATTGGGGCTCTAAGAATGGCGTTCATATTCTCCACGAGCACCGATCAGACCGTTGAAGTTGTCTCAACCGTTGACCCGTCGGTCATCGGGACTGAAGAGGCTAAGGTCGAGTATCTCTCGACGCGCGACGAGAGCCTCTTCGATTCGACGGAAGGGGCAACGCGTTTCACCCTTCGAGCGCTATCTCCTCAAGCTAGAGAAGACGCGGAAGTTGAGGCGGGCGCCTATTCTCGATCGGAGCTCGGGAGAATCCTCTGGACAGAGCAACCCGACGACCCGAAGGAGCGCGCGCGCTGGCAGCATGATCTTCCAGAAGATGAGCGGCGAGCGCTTGGCGAATACAATCGTTATCTGTCGCGCGTTTATCGGGAGATGCTTCGCGCTGGTCTCGTCTCCATCGAAGGTCATGACGGTGACCCGCTGGAGCTCGTCGACTCGATCCGTCCGGATCATCATCGTCAAGTTTTGATGGGGGAGCTCGTCGCGCATATTCAAGCGCTCTCGCTTTTGCCACCCGCGGGAAAATAGCAGCGGGAGCCAGTGTCTGGATCGCCTATGCTGGTTCCCGCGCGTGGAGTTGTGAACAATGCAAAGGCGACCCGACACTAAGACGAAGGCGAGGCAACTGCGGCGGAGCTTTCCGCGCTGGTCTCCCCTGGCTCAAGCGAGACGAGCAAGGCGCCTATGTCATGGCCTATCGGATCGCGCCAGACTCCGACCCGTCTTGGGGAGATCAGCGGGTGAGGCGCTGCCCGATCGCCGACATGAATCGACTCTCTCCGATGGTCTCCAGCTATCGCGCGCACTGCGCTGGGCTCGGGAGTCTTCGAGACTTTTACCGCGAGCCTTCTTGCGCGGTGATAGATTTATGGACGGAGCTCCACACTCAAACCGAGCTGATGAAGGCTCGCGCTCGACAGCGCGCACACGAGGAGGCGAGTAATGGCTAGCGGGGGAAAAGTCGAGATACAGGTCGAGCTTGAAGGCGGCGGCAAAGTTCAAGGCGCTCTTAACAAGATCGGAAGAGGCGCCGAAGTCGCTGGAGGTAAAGCAGCGCAGGTAGGAGAGGCGCTCTCGGCGAGCTCGAATGTGATGACCGCGTCTTTAGGTAATGTCGTCTCGACCGTTGGGACACTCACTGAAGGGATCGGCGGCCTATCCACTGCTTCAAAGACAGCGGGCACAAGCTTTACTGCGATGCTCGG